GTTTTAACAGTTGTATCAACTGTGGTCATGGCAATATCTTTACCACCTTCAATCACTGAATTAACAGTTGCACATGAAGTTGCAAATAAGCCAATTAAAATAAATGTAATATTTCTCATTATTCAGATTCCTCTGTTTGTGTATCTTCTGGTGTTTCCACTTCTAAGCTACGTTTAAAGTCTTGAACCAAATGATCTTTTTCTCTCATCAATCTAGCGTGCCTTTGCTCTAATTGTCTAAGCTCTGGAACGATTTGATTTAAGTCAATAGCTAAAGGCAATTGCTCCTCATTCAAATCAGATGCCCTGTAAGGCACATCATCAAATGTAAGGATGATTGGTTCTTCGTTGGTCATTTCTTTTTTCTCTTCAGTCATAGTTTGCTCCCTATAAAAGCTAGTTAATAAAGTTATATTCTATCTTAATATTTAAACAAATAAAATTAAGATACTAAAGTTTTGGTTTCACTTGTTGGATTGATTTGATCTGCTATGTTTGCATCAAGGTTATCTTTTAAAGATTGCACCTCTTCTTCACCCATCGCACTCTCGACCCAACCTTGTACTTGTGAACTTGTCACGCTGTCAAAGTCTGTGAAGTTTGATAAATCAGATGTGTCTAATACTTGAGTACCATAACTAGATGCTGTGTAGGGATTGCCCTCTGCATCTACTTCAGTATCAGTAGCGTTCAAACGCCAATGCACATTATAAATCACATTGCTGTGTCCTTCGTCAGCAGGGTATACGTCTACTGTGTTTACATTCCATTCATATGATATTGCCATTTTTATTTTCCTCTTTGGTTATTAGCTTTCTAAAGCTGTTATTCTTGCTTCTAACTCTTGTATAGTTTTTACCAGTAGTGGTACAAGTTTTGCTTGGTCTATGCCTTGATAAAGGTTTGCTGTGTGTGTAGCTTCCCATGTGCTATTAGAAGGATATGTTGCTTCTGTTTTTATATCTCCAACTGAAATACCTTCAGGCAACTCATCTTCTTCTGTCCAAAGAACTGCGTCAGCTTTACCTGCTGTCCAATCATCCTCACTAATTCCTTTAGCTATAACTTTACCGTTAGCATTTAAAACAGCATTAGCAACTTCTTCTGTTGCATCTTTTTCACCTGCTATAGATTCAGGAACTATGTCTGAAACTTCGTGTGCTAAAAAGCCATCTATCAAAGTATCAGTTGGGTCAGCTATCCAATTAAATCTTGCAGGTTTTAGTTGTTTAAGTCTTGTTGTAGCATCCCAGTTATAAGTGACGTTTTCTTTTAGTCTGTAATCTGATGATGTATTGTATGAAACAGCAGCAGCTCCATTTACTGAAACAGAGCCTATAAGCCCATTAGAATCTTCAAAGCCAATAAATTTAGCATTATCACAGTTGTCATCATTACTAAAATCTAAGACCATCATAATATTACTACCGTCAACGCTAGTATCTGAGTCTTGTATTTTTAGCAATCTATCACTAGCTGAAGACCCATCAATTGTTAAGCCTTGTGCAGTTCCTATAGTAGATGTTCCAATTGCAACGCCACCTGATGAGCCAATCCTCATGCGTTCTGTGCCATTAACTTGTATATTTAATCCTGCTGTGCCAGCACCTTGACCTGCATTAATGGTCATAGTACCACCAAAGTTTGAAGCTATCTCTGAGTAAACACTAGTGGCATAGGTTTGTCCTAGTCGTAAATTTGTTGAAAAATTATTAGATGAATTATTTACTATATGTAGTCTAGCATCAGGACTATCCGTACCAATTCCAACATCCCCAGCACTAGTAATCCTCATTTTTTCTTCTGCATTTACACCAATTCTAAGATGATTGTCAGAGTGATGATATTGTAAATACCCCATATAAGGAGCTGTACCTGAAGTTCCATCTGCCATAAAGACACTAGATTCGCCACTTGTTCCTGCTGCAATTACCATGCTGGTATTACCTGTACCAACTAAAGCAAGTTTATCAGATGCGTTATAAGATGAAGGACTACTCGTACCAATTCCCACGTTGCCTGATGAGTTGATACGCATTCTTTCAGTTGGCTCTGTATTGTTTGTTGCTGTTGTAGCAAATTTTATCCAGCCTAGACCATTTCCAGATTGTAAATCTATAAATTGTGCTGTTTGTCCTGTATCAGCAAAAGAGCCATCTGAGGGATCTCTATTAACGCTAATAATTGACTGGTTTTGATAGACTGCTAAATATCCTGCATTAGATGTTGAGCTTGTAATCTGAATACCTTTATTGGTTGCACCACCTAAATGCAATAACTGAGAAGGACTAGCAGTCCCAATACCTACGTTGCCTGATGAGTCTATTCTCATTTTTTCTGAATTGTTTACTTTCCAAACATGAGACCAGCTAGTAGGCACATTACGATAAAATTCTGCTGCTCCTCCATAATAACTTAAGCCTATCTTTCCTAATACAGAACCTGCTTGGTTTTTAAAATCTATTTCAGAATAATGTACTCCAGAAACTTGATTTCCTTGAATAAGTAATGTTGGGTCTGCATTTCTTAAAGTTAGTAATTCATCAGGTGAAGTACTACCAATTCCAACGTTGCCTGATGAGTCTATGCGGAGGCGTTCTGAACCACCTGTAGAAACAGCAAGTGTGTCTGATGCAGGACGCCAGAATCCAGTATTAGCATCACCATTTAAAATTAATGAAGGTGCAGAGGCACTTCCTGTTGGGTCAATAGAGACAAAAGATGTTCCAGCTCTTAATATTGTTCCTACACCACCTGATTGAACGTCAAGAGGATACGAAGGCGAACTGGTACCAATCCCCACGTTGCCTGAAGTATTAACAAAAAGCCTATAAGCACTGGCTGTTCTGTCATACAACATAAACTCTCCGCTATTGCCTGAACTTAGGCTGTAGGATTTACCATTAGTAGCTGTGGTGTTGTTAAAATAGATGCCAGCAGAACTGCCACCATCAACTCCTGAAAGAGTCAATAGACCAGCACTAGGCGAAGCAGTACCAATACCTACGTTTTCTGAACTATCAATAGTTATAGCAGTAGATGTAGCATTATCGTCAATACCAGTTGATGTGAAACCTGTCAGCGTACCAACGCTTGTAATATTAGGTTGGGCTGCTGTAGCCAGTGTGCCTGTAATGTTTCCTGAAGATTGTATAGTACCAGTAATATTAATGTTACCTGTACCAGTTATATCGCTTGAGTTTAAATCTAAATCTCCACCAAGCTGTGGAGTTGTATCTTCTACAACATTGTTAATAGAAACAGCTTGTGCTCTGGCATCTGTGAAATAGAGGTTAGTGCCTTCTGTAAGATTGGTGGTTGTTTTACCAGAGAAAGCAGAATCAAACCTTGAGGTTGTATAGTAAAGGTTGCTAGTGCCTTCGCTGACTGTATCAGTATCGCCCTGAGTATAAGTAAGAACACCAGTTGTTGAATTGTAAGCCAGTTGAGTTGAGCTTTCTGATATAGCAGCTCTTGCTCTAGCATCTGTGTAATATAAATTAGTAGAGCCTTCAGCTATATCATCGCTATCTAATACCACAGCTCCAGTTTGTGTATTAACACTTGTTACTGGTGCTGCTGATGCTGTAAAGCTAATAACACCAGTTGAGCTGTTATAGCTTAAATCACCAGAAGCAGAAATAGAGCTTCTTGCTCTGGCTGTAGTGAAATATTCGTTAGTGCCCTCTGATAAGTCAGAAGTAGATTTAGAGCTTAAATCTAAATTTGCTCCAGTTTGTAAATTAACCCTAGCATCTGCTCTAGCATCTGTGTAATAGAGGTTGCTTGAACCTTCGCCAATATCATCAGTATCGTGATTAGAAACATCTGAAACTGTACCAGTTACATTACCTGTTACTGCTCCTTCAATATTAGCAACCAAAGTACCAAGAGAGTTAAGTGTAATGTTTCCTGTAGCACTGCCATCGGCTGTAGTCAGACCTAGTGTAAATTTGTCTGCTGACTCATCCCACATAAAGATGCCATTATCTTGATTACCCCTGTTAATCAACATACCAGAATCATTGACTGGGCTGCCTGTTAGTCCTGCATTAAGCTGGAACAGGTTATCTTCTATGTCTAAATTTGTGGTGTCTAATGATGTTAGCGTTCCATTAACAGTTAAATTTCCTGCCACTGTTAAGCTGTCTGCAATTTGCACATCGTCTGGCAAGGTTAAAGTTACATCAGCAGATTCACTGCCTGAGCCTGAAACTGTAATCTTGTTGGCAGTTCCTGTGATTGTTTGAATGTAATTGCCTGTAGTATCTGTGCCAAGCGTTACGCTATTGGCATCTACGCTTGCAGCTTGAATATTAAGGGCATCAACAAATGATTTAGTAACTCTAGTATCAATAGCAGAGTTAGCCCTTGCATCTGTGTAATATAAATTAGTGTTTTCTGTTAAATCGTTGGTTGTTTTATTGGCAAAAGCAGAATCAAATCTAGCAGTTGTGTAATAAAGGTTCGTTCCTTCTGTTAAATCATCGGTGTCTTTGGTTGCAAGTCTAGTATCAAATCTAGCATCAGTGTAATAAAGGTTAGTACCTTCTGCTAAATTGGTTGTAGATTTAGTTGCAAGTCTAGTATCAAAGTCTGTATTTGCCCTTGCAGTCGTATAATAGAGGTTAGAGCCCTCTGCTAAATCTCCAGTGTCTTTAGTTGCCAATCTAGTATCAAACATAGATTCGCCCCTAGCTGTAGTCCAGTAGAGATTAGTATTCTCTGGAACAATAGAAGTATCTAATGTTGATGTTGACGATTGATTAGAGCCATTGCCTATAAATATTTTGCCATCATCTAAGTTAGGCGTTGCATTTGATCTGCCAGCACCACCCACTTTAATTGAACCAGCAGCAGCATGACTTCTAATAACCTTGCCTATGTTTTGTATTTGTGAGCTTTCGCCTGTTGGTACTGTGGTTGTATATGCACCTGCTGTTGTTGAGACATATAGAATCTGACCTTCTGAAACTCCAGAAGTATCTAAGCTTTCTATTGTTCCAAAGGTTACAACCTGCAAAGCAGCATTATCATTTGCATCAGATAAAGCAAAACCAAAAGCAGGCATCTTAGATGCATCATCGGCTTTAGCTTGTGCTACTGTTGCAACATCGCCAGAAACTCCAGAGATGTAAACAACATCACCTTTAGACAAAGCACCATCTGCTTTAGCAGCAAATCTTATACCACCATCTAAATCACCAACAAATTCATTTGTTGCTGTAACTATATTAAAAGTAACATCATCACTTGTTGCTACAGGCTGTCCTATAGCCACAGTTGGAGTTGAACCTTCGCCAGTTCCACCTGTAATGGTTACGCCAGTGCTGCCAGAAATAGATTCAATATAATCACCTTGAGTGTCTGTGCCTAAAACAATGGAGTCTATTTGCACTGTGGTTGTAATATTAATATCGCCACTGCCATCAAAAGATGCTGAACCTGCAACATCTCCAGATAAAGAGATAGTTCTTGCTGTGCTTAATATGTCAGCAGAATCTGCATTTCCTGTTAGGTCTCCAGTAACATTGCCAGTAACATTACCTGTTACGTTACCTGTTACATCACCTGTAAGATCGCCTGTAAAAGTATTAGAGGTGGTAATGCTAGTGCCAAGAGTAATCCAATCTGTGTCAGCAGCGTTTCTTATTTTTAATACGCTATTTGCTGTATCTACCCATAACTGATGGGCAAAAGTAGTTGAAGGCTCGGTAGCCCCTGAATTGACTGTGGCTATAGCTTCTAAAGCATTGTTTAAATCAGCTCTGAAGTCAGCTCCACTTTGGTTAGCTAGGTTGTAATCGTGTTGTGCCATTAATTTACCTCTGTCCTATTGTATATTTAATCTGGTTGAGTTGGAAATACTACATCATCAAAATTATCAGAATCTGTGTATTGTGATGGTAAGTCTCTTAATGCTTGTCTATATGTAGACCATTCTGCTTTTTTTGCATCTGATAATGGGCTATCAGCAACTACAGTCCAATCACAATCCTGCAATAAATATAATCTTTTGTTCCTTATCTTTTGTGTTGTTGTTAAAGGAGTTTCTGGAGTTGGGGCGTATATAGTAGTCATTATTGTTTGTTTAATTTTAATGCTGTGATTCTAGTGCTAAACCCACCTATATCTGGCGTTGTATTGTCTTGAGTTACTTGTCCTTGCATGGCAACAGTATAAGATGTGTTTGCAGATAAGCTTATTTTACCGCCCAAGATAACTGGTTGAATTGCTGAAGCCCCAACTGGAGAACTATAATCTGCAACTACTGTTGTTCCAACAACAATTCTTGATTCAAGTTGGGTTAAAGTATTGAAAACACCACCAACCATACAATTTGCAACTATTTGATAATCACCTGCTTCTGCTGTTGTAAAAGTTGCAGTTATAAGATTGTTAAAGTTATCACTTGATCTACCATCACCAAAAGAGCTAGTTCCAGATGCACCATTAACCACCATAGCACCAACAGCTCTTGTTCCAATCTCAGCTATGCTCACTCCACCACTAGAGATTTTTAAACCACTTCCAGAACCAGTCAGCGTTGATCCATCTAAATTAAGCCTAAGTGCACTTAAAGTTCCAACAGTAATATTATCTGCTGTTAAATTTGTTACATCTACATTGCTAGCATTTAGAGTTCCAGTGGTAATGTCATTAGCAGAGATAGTTCCAAAAACACCTGATGCTGATGTTAAAGTTCCAGAAGCAATATCTGAAGCTACGATTGTACCAGCTAAAATATTAGCACTTGTAATTGTATTTGCTGCAATTTGTGTCGCTGTAATTGTGTTAGATGCGATCTCTGATGCAGTGATTGTATTAGCAACAATTTTTGCAGAGGTGATTGAGTTTGATGCTATTTTATCTGCATTAACTGCTCCTGCATTAATTTTTGCAGTAGTAATTGCATTTGATGCAATTTCGCTGGCTGTAATAGTTCCTGCCACTATTTGTGTTGCTGTAACTGAATTGGCTGCAATAGAATCTTGATTAACAGCATCTGTTGCTATCAAGGCGTTGGTTACTGCATCATCTGCAATCTTTGCAGTTGTAACAGCATCAGCCCCAATCTTACTTTCAGTAATAGCACCAGCAGCTATAACATCACCCTGAATTGCATCAACTGCCAGCTTTGCATTTGTTACTGCATCATCTGCAAGTTTTACAGAATTAACAGCATCATTAAGAATTTTATTTGTAGTTACAGCGTTATCTGCAAGCTTGGCTGATAAAACAGCACCATCTCTTAAATCAACACTAACAACTGGCTCATCTCCAACACTAAAAGTTAATGTGGCTGGGTCTGACTCAACATTAAGGGTATTGATTGAGCTAACACTAGCAACATAATTAGACCCTACTGGTAAAAAGTTAAGATCACAGAACTCAGTGTCAACAATTTTATTTGTAAGTTCGTTGCTTGAGCTGTCTACTACGTTTACTCTATATTGATGATCTGGAAAGTCTGTTGGTTCGTTCCAAGATAGAAAGGGTCTATCTGTTGAGCTAGAACTGCTATCAGTAAAAGATAATCCTGTTGGTGCTTTTACAGCAAAAGCTGAAGGTAGATTGGATAGTTCTTCTACTGGTTCTTGTGGTGGAACTTCCCATGTATAAACATCAAAGTATTCTATTAGACTAACTGCAACCAAACCATTTGACTGAAGCTCTAAGGCTTCCACCCTGCATATCTTTCCACTAAAACCCAATCCTGCATAGGTAAGATCAACGATGTCTCCCACGTTGAGCTTATACATCTCAGGAGTACCTAAGAACTGCATAGTGGTCTGATTCCTGCTTCTAGTTAAAATAGCTTTTGCCATGTTATAGGCAATGTAAGGATCAGAAACATAAGGAAACTCTGCCTTAACCTCTAAGACCTCACCACCATCATCAGAAGTGTAGTTAGGCGATGCATCATGTAAAACTGTGGCTGTGTCTAGCTCATACTTTTTATTAGCATTAAAGAATTCAACAATAACTTTATTTGCCTTCTTGTCTTTGTTGCCATAATCAACAGATATGCCTGAATCAGAAATAATATGATCATCGGTAATACTAAAACTAGATGAGCCTGTATCTTCAATAGATAGCTCATACTTTCCATCTATGTAAAGAAAAATTCCTCGCATATTAGCAAGCAACTCTTTAGCATTATCCATAACATTCTTATTGGCATCTAAGTAACCATTGCAATGAAATCTTTTAACCTTTAGTAAAGACGTGCCACTTTGAGATGAGTAAGTAGAGCCAAGAGTATTATTAAAATAAACAGAATATGCTTCATTGGCATCATAAAATTGTGTTCTTTGTATATCCTTTATTTCAGCACCATCTAAAACAAGATTACTAGAGCCATCCTCTAAATCTATTAACTCACCAATTTTGTTTTGCCACCAAATAGAATTCGCACCAGTTCCAGTGATATTAATAAAATCATTTCCAGATGTTCCTTCCCAAGTAACACTTTGAGCTGATCCATTAAAATAAGGCTGATCAACCAAAGTATCACAGACATTAGCAGCAGAGCTAAATGTAGTCATATTGATTTGAGACTGAGTTAAACCTTTGCCATATTCGTCATTGGTTATGAAATCAAGAAAGCATAAAGCTGGATTGTCTGAGTGCTCATAGGTAGATACAGTTCCAAATGTTTGATTTGTGTCTCTTGGATCAAAAACTTTTTTTCCTCTAACTTGTACTGTTAGTTGAGGAACTCCTTTCCACATTCCTTCTTTATCATAACCATAATGAGCAGCTATGTAGCAAATTCCATCTAGTCTATGTGCTGAAGTCCAATTGGGCATAGAAGGAACAAGCATGGGGTCTGCTGTTTGTGATGCAGCCCCATGATGTAAATTCATAACATATCTATATTTAGCAGTAGGATCAGTTCCAAAAGTACCACCAGCAAGATTTAAACTATTTGTTCCGTTTTGTGAAACTGTATTTAATGATCCTGAACCAGAAGATATTTTATCTGAACCAATATACCCACCATTTCTAAATCTTGCGGAATCAGTTAATGGGTTGCCATCAAGTTCAATTGTTCTGCCTAAAATCTCATCACACTCGCCAACTGACAAAGCGTAAACCACATACATATCCCTAGAATCGTTATCATTAACATCCATGTAAATGATTTGTGCTCCAACCCTTCTTGTTCCATAGATGACTGGTATCTTTCCACCCATAGAGGTTTTGTTCGCCAGTATATCTTGCCCCTTATTGAGCATCTGTCTTGCTTGAAGGAATCCTTTGACTCCAACTGCAAGTGTTACAACTTGAAATACTGTAGCAATAGCTTGCAGCGTTTTGCTTGCTTCGTAAGCAGCATAGGCATCAGCAAAAAATTTAACTACTTTATCCCAGACCACTTAAGAACCCCACCTAACATCTTTTTTAACCTGACCAGCAAACTCCATACCCTTATCACCAGAGCTGAATGACTGCTGAGATTCGTCAGAATAGTGCCTGCCTTTGGTTAAATTCCAATTTGCCCAATGACTTGCCACAGTCATATTTAAAATTGATTGATCTAGAGATTCACTTATAGATACATTTCTTATTTGACCTGTAAAAAAATTGATAGCACCGACAATAGTTTCATCTGAATTAAAGTAAGCCAAATAAACATCAACTATTTTATCTGTAAACTCACCATCTTGAACTAATGACCTTACATCATCTGAAATATTGGAAAATCCTAAGTTGATTTCATTAACTTGTAATTGACCTGTTTCAGTTGTTGAGTCAACTGTAAGAAAAGAACCACCAGCTTCATAGTTGTTAGAATCATAAGTAACATCAGAATACCAATCAGTAAGCCTAATGGTTGATGATAGATTTAACTCAACCAGAAAAGCTGTCTTGGTTGCTGTAGATGATACTTGTGTTTGTAAAGCAGCAGATAGACTTCTAGGCATTAGGTAATAACCTCTCTAACGTCAAATGAAATACTGTAAAAACCACTAGCATCAGTTGAATACATGATTTCATTGTTTTCAAGATATACAGTAAAGCTAGGTTTATTTACAGTAACAGCTTCATTATCTGCAAGAGATGCTACTAAATTTGGAGATATGGTTACTGTGGCTGCTCCACCTGATGCATCAGCATCTTCAGATACCATGTACACCTTAGAATGATTAGCAAACTTAATATAATCTCCAGCCTTTAATGCTCCAGTTGTTTGTGAGAAACCATCCATTGCTATGGTGTTATCACCAGATGTATGAACCCCATTAACAACTATATCTGTTTCTGATTTGCTTGCACCTAAGTTATCTAATGGTGCTTGTATAGTAAAGTCCTCAAAAGAACCTTTCTGCTTTTGTAAAAATGCAAATATCTCTTGAGACTTTTCTTGTTGTAATGGTGGCATTGCCACTGTAAAAGAAAAATATTGAGCCCCTATTTGTCTTACTTGTTTTTTACCAGATAAAGTCTGATTCAAAAGCGTTGGTCTGTTATCTTTAAAATTTAAAGTTCTAAAGTTAGGGTCTGTTGGAAATTGACCAGACATTTACACAACCCCCATTTTGCCTTGATTGTTCATGGCATTGTTTATGATTGATGTTATCAATCCTTTTCTTGATGCTAGTAACTGGTCAAAGCCAGCAGCATCAACTGTTGATATATTGAAGTTGACTGTGGGTGCTGCACCCATTGATTGACCTTTTGTATGATCTATAACTGTTTCGTTGGGATGAACCATAGCCATAAAACCACCCTTGCCATCCATTCCACCTGCTCTAATTCCTTTGCCAGTGAATCCACCACCATCAAAATCAAAAAGAGTGTCTCCATCTGTCAAACTGTCATACTCAAGAGAGTCCATTCCTGTGGTAATTGCACCTTTAATCATGCCAACTAATTTTTGAACTATAAAAACTTGTATCAATTCATTTATAACTGCTCTAGCAACAGATGTGGCTAATTCTTGAAAGTCTAAAAACTGCTGACTGGCAAAATCAAAGAAATTTGTAAAAGCTGATGTCAGTTTACCTTCCATAGTATCTGCAAATTGCTCTACTACAGTTTTTGTTACCTTCATCTGCTCGCCTAAAGCATCAAAATCTAGCATATTGCTTGCAGTAAATCTTGATAATTTTTCTTGTTTCCCAGTTAATTCTTCAATTTTAAATGCAAGCTCATCATGTGCTTTTTGTGTTTCAATTAAAGTGTTATTAACTCTTTCATATCTCTCATCGCCTATACCAAATTGTTCCTCTGCTTTTCCTAAAACTGGAATTAAACGATCTAAAGTTTCTGTCAAATCAGCATAGTCAAACTTTAACTGCTGTAATGTTTTTTCTCTTGTATGAATTCCAATCGCATCTGCCAAATCTAAAAAAGCATTTGCTGTGCCTATAACAATTGCTTGCAATGGCAATAGTGTTGCCCTTTTTAGCATATTCATAGTGTCATTAAATCTTTCTGCATCCCTAATTGACCTTTCTGGAATAATGCCAGTTGCAGAAGCTGCTAATTCTTTCATAGCTTCAGCACCTTCAGAACCCATAACAGCAAGTTTTACACCTGCTCTACCCATAAGATCAGCTAAAATAGCATTCTTCTCAAACTGACTACCAACATTGTCAAGAGCTTCAAATAACTCAACAAAAACCTCTTCAGCACCTTTAACAGAGCCATCGGCTTTTTTAACTTGTACGCCAAGCTTCTCTAATGTTCTTCCTGCTTCAGTTGTTCTTAACTGAGCCTGACCAACCATCTTGGTAAAGTTTTGCATACCTTTGTTAAATTCTTCTGTAGCTAATCCAGATTGCTGTGCAGCAAACTGATAGCGTTGTAAGAATTCAGTATTAACGCCAATAGAGTCAGATACTTTGCCAATATTATCAGCAAGAGCTAAAGTTTCATTTGCAAATGTTACAAGCTGCCTAACAGCAAAAGCACCAGCAAAAGCACCAGCCAGCTTCTTCATGGCTGATTGGGTTGAGTTAATGTTTTTATTTACAGAATTAAAGCCCTTCTTGGTATTGTCTTTAGCTGAAACTCTTAATTTATAATCAGTTGCCATTTTTTATTTGCCTATTCTTTTCCTCTAAATATGCTATCCATCCTGTAAACTCGGATAAGGTCATTTTCTCTTCTAAATCTTGCAAGGTACAACCCAGCATTTCAGCAAGATAGTATCTAGCAAATAAGTCCTTATCCTCTGCTACTTTTTTGCTTGTTGCTCTACGCTTGGGCTAGACATTATTTCAGTTGCAACCCTTGCAAGAACATCTTTATCCACGCCATTCATTAAAGCGTGCTTATCTGATAGATCAAAAACTTTCTCACCATCAGAATTTAAGGCTTTATATATTAAGCAATAAGCCATCAACGCCACATCATCATCTTTTGCAAATTTTTGCAATTTAGACATCTCTGCTAATGTTAATGGCTTTGCATATACTTTCAGAACCTTCTCTCCATCACTCCACTCAGGTATTTCTATTTCTTTGATCTCTAAAGAATCAAAGTGAGCTTTAGCCTTATCTATTACGCTCATAGTTATACAGTGCTTTCTGTTAGAGCACCATTACCTTGAACTGAAATACTAGCTTCAACCAATCCATCAAATGAACCAGTTCTTGAAACACCAGTTACAATAGCTGAGCCAGAGTAATAAATATCACCAGCAGTATCGCCTTCAGGATAAACATTTAAAGTTACTTCTGATCCGATGCTTAAAGCACCTTGACCTGATGTATCAGTTTCATCCCAAAAAACTTCCAAACTTCCTGAGAAATTTGTTAATGATGGTTTATAAGTTCTAGCAGAATCACCCATTGAAGTATCTTCTAAAGTATCAGCAGATTCTTCGATTGAGTAAGACCTTATTTCAGCTACAGCATTTGAGCCAACCTTTACAGTTCCCTCACTTCCTTTATGTGTTGCCATTTTCTACCTCGTCTTTCGACTTTTCTTTAGAAGAAGATTTAGGTTTATCTTTCGATGGGGCTGCTTCTTCTTTCCAACCCTTATTCAATAATGACTCAACCTTAGAAGGGTGAGCATCTATAGAAACTTTTCCGTCTGGACTAATCATTTTCATAATTATCTCCTTTAAACTGCTACGTCAGGAGCGTTTTCCTTGACATAGTAGTTTGTTAAAAATGTAAGAGAGACATAGCCTAATGGCTTTTCTCCCTCGCTGTTAAACTCTATCTCTGTGGATTCTAAATAAGTATCTTTAGCCAATCCATCAAGAGTTCTGTCAGCAGCTATTGCTGCTTCAACTTCTTTGCTTATTGTATCAATAGTATCATCAAAGTTGCTAGT